ACGTAATGACCGTCCAGTAAGTTACGAAATCCGAACCTCTCGGTTCGGTTACATTTATAATAAATACAAAAGAAATAGATTAAAAACAGTCGAAATGAAAAAACCCCATAAGTTTTCACCTATGGGGCTGGGGTTGAAGACCTTAATCTTCATTGTTACGACCAAATGGACATGGTGGTTATGTGAGGCTCTTCTTAGGTTATGAATTTTATCGGTCTGCCAGCCTTTTCATGTTCATCCAAATCTCGGAATTCTTTCCCATTCTTGTCGAATTCTTCGATGGTCATAAGTTAAGACGGTTACATTGCTTTCGCAAGAGGCTTTACCGCCTATAATAACAAAAGTCGAACAAGGGCTTCCACCTTATCTGTGGGTTTGTTAAGCGTTTCTCTTGGTACTCGGTAGCCACCACATTCTATCAATATTCCAACGTGTTTCCTATTGACGTTTCGACTTTTAGTAGCGGGAGTCGGACTCGAACCGACACAAGCATTCGATGTCTAAAGGTTATGAGCCTTTAATGTTACCAATTACACCATCCCGCAATATATTTTAATTTTGTTAAGAACGAGTCCTGAGACACTACAAATATAATACTTATTTTTAAATAAACAAGTGCCTTGGGTGAATAAATACGAATAATAATCGGAAATGTTACAAATAATTACCGGAAAATTTACGCTTTCGGCTTAACATTCTGATAATCACGCTTCTTCACCAACATGTTTTTTATCTCATCATTTTTCTTCTCAATTTCCTCCGGGTCTTCCAACATAGCCTCAAGGTCATCAATACTCACACCACTTAATTCAGGTGGTGTTACGGGTATCTCTGGTGGTGGTGTTATTTGGACAGGTGGTTGTGGTTCTTCCGCAGGTTGTTCAACCACTTCTGTACTGATGGTTTCAGGATATGGGTTAGCCCATTTCTGTACTGGTTGATTTGATACCTCCACTCCGACCCCTAGTGCTGCGTCATCATTTACAGCATCAAGTTGTGGTTTTGTCTGCATTGTGGTCTCAAAATCCATTTGTGGTTTGATATCATCATTAGCTTCCGGTGCTGAGTTGGCTCTAAGCATAGAATTAATTTCTTCACTATTTACCTTCTCTAATGACGTGGCTTCACTGATTGCTGCATGCACCTTCATATCACTCGATTTCTCATTGAGCCTATCCATTTTCTTTTCCAAACCAGTAGTATCTTCATAATGTGTGAGTTTTTTATATGTCTTACTGTTTCGATATTTTGGGTCATCAATTATGATTTGCATGGTATCATTATTGAAAACACAGTCTTCAAATGCCTGACCATCCTTGGCAAATCTGGCTTTAATGATTCTGATGTTGGCAAAATTGGCTTCCTGTTGTTCCTGAGTTTTGGCTACACTCATAAAGAAGTGAGCTTTTTGTATTCTTTTAATACTTCCACCACTTTGGTGTGCTTCCACGAATTCTGACCCAAAACCACTACGGTTACTTTGAATCGCTGTCCATGCGGGAATATCGAAGTCCGAACTAAGTGCTTCAAAACCCTTGATAACTGTAAGTTCAGATTCGGTTCGGTCCTGTCCTCTTTTATGGCTTTCAACACAATCCAGATAATCGAGCACTAATAAATCAAATTTAAAACCCCACTTCTTCTCGTAACTAACCATCCAGTTCCTGATGTCCTTCATTGTGGTGTCTTCCTGACTAAATCTTTTGATGATAAGTCTACCCTTACCTTCCAATGATTTCACCTTTTCGTTTACGACTTTCAGGACTCTTTCATTCTCATCATCATCGTTGAGTCTACTCAGTGCCGACTCTGCCCAAATCGTAAAGTGCTTACGTTTAATCTGGTCCTTAGTGTCCTCGAACACAATTTGAGCCACATTCTTTTCTTGCTCATAAGCGGTATTGGCTATTACCGTGAGCGCAGTAGTTTTTCCTACGCCACTAGGGGTTAGAATCACACCAATTTCACCCTTACCCAAACCACCACCAGTGAGTTGGTCAATTGTTTCAATACCTGTTGGAATCGTTTCCCTAAATTCTTTTCTCAATGCCTTGGCGATGCCCTCGGTAACAGACTCGGAATCATCATTCTCTTCACCGATATGTGAGATTTTCTGGAAGCGGTCTTCAATAGCTGCGACAGCGAACTTGTCTTTTATTTTACCAGTCTTGACCTTATCCATTACCTCTTCGGCTAGTTTCCGGTATTCCTGTTGTTTTATAAAGGCATTCGTTGACTTACGCACAACATCACCATCATAAAGCATTTCTTTATTTATGATTCTCTCATTCCAGAGCGTAATTCGTTTGACCACACCGAATAAAGATTCTTCTTCGATTGGATTATTCGGAGTCTTATATTTGTTAATTGCTTGTTGGATACTCTGGTTCTGAAGGTTCGGAACCTTTTCAAACTCATTATAATATTCCAAAACAATAATGAATAACCGCTTTAGATTAGGGTCATCAAAATATTCAACTGCTAAATCAGGTAATACTTTCTCAGCAAATTCAGGTTCCACCAACAACTGCCACATAAGTCGTTGTTGAAATTCCGGTCCTAGATATGCTGTGAGTGTGTGTTCAATTTTTTCTGTCATCATATTAAAAATATTGGTATAAGAGAGGCAGGAATCAGGTTATAATTATAAGCAAAATGAACCCCCAATTCCTGCCTCAATAAAATACTATCGTCTAAGTTGCCTTATTAAGTATTCTCTTTTACCTATGGGAAGCTCACGGATTTGATTGATACTAAGACCTCTCATATTAATCAGGTCGTAGTCATCCCACATATTTTTAATGTCATTCCGCTTAATTTTTGCTGCGATTGTTTCAGCAATATCAACTACCACGTAAGTTAAATCGGTAGATTGTCTAGCAACAGGGTTGAACCCGTCAACATAGAAGAGTCTTTCGACAATCGGGTTATCATTGATATACAACCCAATTTTACATTCCACACCTCTAATTGTTTTTTCTTCGATATGTTGAACTACAGGTAGTGGGGAATAGCGCATCGAATTGCGATAGCGTTGTGGATAGCTGTTAATCATGTCTTGATTGTACTTAAGAAGGTTATAACTCACCATTTCAAGCTCCACATCTTCATCAAGAGTATCTACCCCTGAAACATCTTTTCTTCCGACTTCAGCAACTACATCATAACTGCGTTTCGATAGGGTTTTCTGCAACCTTGTGATTGCTCGTGGTAAAATGTCTCGGATATCAATAGAATATCTCGTGAAGGGGTTATAATCATCGGCATCAAACAGTTTTTCACATAACAAAACATCGCCCTGTGTTAATGTAAACCTAAAAATATTCTCAAATTTCTTCTCAACTTCATTTTCGTTCATTTCTATTTTTTTAGAGGTTATTAAAAATCTATTACAAATATAGTGATAATACTTATGATTTGAAAGTAAAATTACGGACTTACCTTATTATTTTTATAAAAATCATTAAGTAAATCTTTTTCATGCATAATTACGGTATAGAACGGTTCGACATATTGCACGAAACTACTACCATAAACGGTTAAAAATTGGTCTTCATTCATCATTTTCACCAGATTAGCACTTCCCCGGTCTTCGGGAGAGAGTGGTAATTCCAATTGATTTAATTCCTCAACCGCCTCTTCGGTAAGCATGGGTTCTCTAAGATTTACGAGTTGGAAATTGGTTTTAAGTCTATTGATGTTATTTAAGATGTTATCGAGAGCCTTTAAACGCTTCTTTTTATTCGCCTCTCTTTCGGTCTGAATTTCATCGGCTCTGCGACAAATATCTCTCACAGACATGGTTTTGAATTTGAGTTCTGGAAAGTGTTTCACCAATCCATCTTCTTTAATTCCACCAACACCCGGTATGTTATCAGCGACATCACCACAAATAATCTTCATTGTCAGAGCATTTGTGTAGTGATGATTGAAATGCATTATGTAATTGGACTTCGTAACGGGTTGGTCGATGTTGGGAAATATTATTGTGATGTTAAGGTCTAGCATTTGTGCGAAATCCCGGTCATTTGAATATATGAAAATTTCTTCCTTATTATTATGTTCGAGACAATAAGCAGCAATTAAGTCATCGGCTTCGGTATCATCAACCTCGATTTGTCTTAAAAATAATTCCTCGGCATATGCCTGAATCCTTTTACGTTGTTTGAGAATAGACTCTTTCTTAGCCTCTTCTCTACGGATTTCAGCAGCATTCATCTCAATGCGTTTATGCCACTCCTTACTTACACGATTTGCTTTATATGCCTCATCGATTCTATGACGCTGAATACCACCACCTTCACCATCCCAAACCAAGACCACTTTATTAATCATATGCTCCTTAATGAGCATGCGAACTGAAGTTAAAAAGGAGTATAAACCACCAATATGTCCGAAATTAGCGGTTTCTACATCCTTCGCTCCATGAAATGAACGTTTCAATAAATTTTGACTATCAACTAAAAGTGTTCTAGTTTTCATTCTTCGTTCTCCCCAGTGTCTATTCTATCAATAATTTCCTCTTCGAACACTATATTTCCATCAGCATCCATTGGTTTGGATTTAAATTCAATGTCATCAGCAGTTAAGCTATCGTCATCAAATCTCTTACGGAAATAAAGAATATGCTCTTTTTTATATTCATTCTCACTATCCTTATCACCATAAATAAAACCGTGTGGTGTACTAATGATTTTACCTTCAAGACTAATTCCACCCCAATCACCATCTACGTGATTCTTAGCTATGTTGACTTTGTTTTCGAAACCATAATTTAAGTCACGCTTTAATGATGTTGCTGTTACTCTACGAGTTCCGTGAGTAATAATTCCACCAAAATGATAAATAAGTCTTGAACCAAAGAAGAATGTTTCACCACCTTTGTGCTTAACAACTTTATTCATACTATCATACCAGATTTTCTGAACAGCAGCGATTGTTGCAGTGAATTCACTATCAACTCTTCTGGTATTAGGAATTGCATTATTCAATAATGACATAAATGCTTTTTCGTATGCACCAGCATTCCACATGTTATTATCTGAAGTGTCTTTTTCTAATGCATCTGTCGTTTTAATACAGTTTAATGTACCAATAGAATCAATTGCAATAAATAAATCACGTGGTAATGCTCCTGTTTTCTGGGCATCAAGGAAATCGTAAATGGCTTTCGCCATGTCTTCAATTGTAGCTTCTTTTCTGTCTTTATTTTGCACAAGACCATATTTCTCAAGGAGATATTTGTTATTTACAAGAAGATATTCTCCATCCCAATCAAAACCCATTAAAGTCAAACGCTTATTTCCTACATCGATATTGTTTTCAGTATCAATAATAATTGGGAAGTCACCCATTTTTTGAGCATTAACGATTGATTTCATTAAAGCTGTTGATTTACCAGTGTTCGAATAACCACGGAAAAGGGTTACATATCCCCTTGGGACACCGGGCATCCCCGTTGCTTCTCTCAGACCATCATCAATTGGAATCCATGTTAGTGGTTTTGATGGTATATCCGATGCACCTATTTTCTTTTTAAAATCATCAAGACTGAAATTCTTTTTTGGTGTTGGTTTCCTTCCTGCGTTCGAAGGAACTCCACCCGTACTTTTTTTTGCTGACATAATATATTTTTTGAAAGAGCTTAAAAAGGGGAGACTCGTTGTCTCCCCTTAATTAAACTAAGTAATTTTTATCAAAATGGTAAATCATCGTAATCACCACTATCATCAGGGTCAATATCCTCTGGTTCTGACACAGCAGTTGCTGGTTCAGCTACCGGAGCAGCTTGTGGAGGAGCAGGTGTTTGTGCTACAGGAGTAGCAGATGGTGTAGGAGTTGTCGCAACTGGTTCAGCTACCGGAGTGGTCGCTGCTTCTGCTTGAACTTCCTTACCAATATCACTTGCATCATCAGTGTATTCTCCAACCTTTTCAGGGGTGATATTACTGATTGTTACACGAGGGACTTCCTGAGTCATTATGTCACTTGCCTGTTCGAAATCTTCGTCATCACTATCAAGATTCATCTTACGAGTGTTGGCAGCAGCTTCCAATTCAGGACGACCCGGAAATACCCAATGCTTGTTATTCTGGTCAGTATCTTCCCAATAAGGATTAGTACCCTCTGCTACCGCTACGAGGAAATCGTAAGGTGGCATTCCCGGTGCTTGTTTTGGCTTAAACACATCTCTCCACGTAGTATCGTCATCAATCCACGCCTGTGCGACTTGTGGGTCTGGGTGGAGCTTTGACTTACCTTTGGCAGTAATGGCTGAAATCGCTTTGTAAACGTGTCCGTTGAACTCGCTATCAGTCATGATGATGTTCAGGTCAGTTCCGTTTTCGGGACTACTAAAATCAGCTTTATGAGTGTCTACATAATCCTGAAGGATAGGTAGTAACTTATCAAGTGTACCCTGATTCTTATAATTGTGCTTAAATCTCCAAAATTTAACTCCGTCCGCTTCATGTCCTTTGTCAATACCTTTGACGATGTAAAATTTCTTGGCTTCCCATTTAATGGCTTCCTTGTAAATTTCATCATTTTTGGCTTTGACCTTCAACTGAAATTCGTTCATTGTCTCTTTCTTAACACCCTTAAGACTTGGGTCTTGCTTTGCAAGCCATTCCTTATTCTTTGCACATAATGGGCATGGAGCAGGTACTAAAATAGGTGCTCCATTGGTGTCCAACATTGGTTGTCCATTGGAGTCTAATTTCGGTACTTTAGGGTCATTTTTAGCTGGACAGTAAATAACTGTACCATGCTTTTTCTTTCCACCAGCAGCATTAGTAGGAACAACATGGAAAAATGCTTCTCCAATGTATTTTCTACCGGGTTTAGGTGGGAGAATTCTAAAAGTTTCTTTCGGATTTCGTGGTACGAAATACTTTTTTAAGATGTCCTTTCCTGATTTTCTGTTTTTCGTTTGTGATTGTTTTTTTTGATAATCAGCAAACATGTCTTTTAATTGTGACAGGTCTTGCCCTGTCTGCGCTTGGTTTTCCATTTCAATAAATTTTTCAGTAATATTATTTTTCAATTGTAATTAATGCTACAAATATAGCCTTCATTTGACATAAATACAAGCAATTTTGAAAAAAATCGTAAGTTTTTTGATTATTTTGATAATAAATTGATAGAAACCACATTAAACGATAATGTCTGTTTGTTTTCGTAATAATTACCGTTTTTCATTCTGATTTGCAATTTATATGTTTGTGGAATCAACCAAGACGTATCGAGATTAAAGTCATATCCGGCACTGGTTCTATTGACCTTGGTAAATGGAATCACATCAATTTCATATTTCTCTCCAACAGTTGTGAATAATCTGTATTCGAGTTCCAGAGGTACGAAGTTGTTTTGGTTGGGGTAGAGTTCTTTTATGGTTAATTTAACCTTTCTGGTGTTACCAGCAGTAACATTCTCACCCTCACCAATTCCCCAGAAATAGAAGAAGTAGTTATCGAACTCAATTCCAACTGGTTGGTCAAACGTATAATATTTGTGTTGAGAAATGAGATAGAAATTATTTGAGTGTTGAACTGACCTGCCATTAATAACAAGATTCCATTCATCTCTAAATATTACTGCATCTGGATAGGTGTCGGAATCAACGTTTAATCCGATTTTATAGATGCCTTTGCTAACATTAACAATACTATCACCAGTTAAGGTGTCAACAAGAACGTCTTCGTAATCATAAATATTAACGCTCTGGACCTCGATATCCTGCTCGATTCCACCGACATTAACATAAAGGTATAATTCATTGTCTTTATCGAGATAGAAATAATTACGGTCATCAGTAATGGTATCGTCAACAACGGTCTCAACAAATGGTTCGTACCAAGTATTGGTATTCTTGGCATGGAAAGCCACGGCTTCACGGAAGTCGGTTATTGTCTCTTCAAGGTCATCGGGGAATTTAATCATTAAGCCGAATGATGCGCCAGTATGTGCGGTTGTTCCAGTATATCCGGTTCCGAATATTCTCTGATTAACGTAATCCGTAATATCTATATCAATGTTTTCATTACCCTTCTCAAATCTTTGTGTACCTATGATTTGGGTTACACCGCTTTCATATGCACCCGGAACCGTCCAATCCACATCCGTTTTCCTTTCTTTCCAGTTTGAGGCTTCGATTTGTGCATTTGCAACTATAGTATCATTGTATATGAAGTCATATCCACTTCCTTCATCCCAATCTTCATCAAGATTATAAAGTTCCAAATCAAAACTAGTTGCTCTATCAATATTCTCAGAATAAGACTTCTGCCCCAAATATTTAGGTGCATAACTTATTGTATTGGTCATACGTAAGGTGTGGGTCATTCCTGAAGTGGGAACAATTTCACCACTATTGATTTTATCGATTAGATTCGTTAAATCAATATCAAATATAAACCTTGTGGGTTGTTCGTTAAGTGTACCATACGATATCTCAGTAACGGGGTTCTGAGAATTGTTGGTTAGGTTATTACCTATCAACGTATTGTTCTTTAAAAAGTATGACCTGAATACTGACATTATCCTTTTTATGATAAATACTCACAAACAAAAAAGACTACGCACCGCATAGTCTTTATTTTGTCAGAAAGCATGATTTAACTAAAGTTTTTTTAGAAATTGGATATCACGAGTGGCAATTTCTTTCTCTCCACCCTGTCCTTGTAGTGTCACACCACCTTGGGTCTTATCTCTTACGGTAAATTGATTACCATCTCCATCAGCATAACGGTCACCGATATCACCCTGATACTCTTCCATCCCGTCTTCTTCAGTAAGATTTTGTTCATCACCTCCTTGGTCCTGCTGGAAATATTCTTTATCCCAATAATTTTTTTCTTGTTCAGGACTTTGTGGTAAATCTAGTTCCTCATTGGTATAATCACCAACATTATGTGGCTTATATCCAAGGAGTTCATCGGTTAATTCCTCATCAGGTTCACCGTTTTTCATTTCGTCAACACCTTCGGGCTTAAGCGCACCAAGACCCTTTTCTTCGGTATCAATTTCAGTTTCATCACCCTCTGGTTCTTCGACACCAGCTTCTTTTTCCATTTTGTTTAGTCTGGTATAGTAATCCGGTATTTCCATTAAATGGTCCATAGCGATTTCCAGTGCGATTTTTGGGTCATCGGTGTGTTCCATTTCAACACCCATTCCAATCATGATTTGATTTGAATCGAAATCAACCGGGTCTTTATCATCGGCTTTACCACCCTGTACTTGATTTCCGTTATCATCTTCCTCTTCACTAATCTTCACCACAGATTGTGGTCTTTTCTTTTTCTTAGGCATTTGATTCTTTGGCTTGAATTTTTTTCCAATTTGATTTGGATATTCTCCACCAATTTTCTTATCACCATCCTCATTCAAGTCAGCAATATCGGTTCGGTATATCTCAAGTGCTTGTTTTCTAACAGCTTCAAGATATTGTTCTTTCGGCATATTAGCTTTAAGGTCACCTAAATCAGCGTCAACAATCTCTGCTGCTATGAAAATAATTTGTTGTTTCTTGTTATTAGGGATTAACCTATCATATCCTTGTTTAACAACATCATCAGCATTAACATCACCAACCACATGACTATCACCCTCGGTGATTCCTTCTCCGGTTAAAAACTCGTCAACAAGTTTAAAATATATGTCTAATGCTTCATTTGGTGATTTCATATTATGTGGGTCAGCTTCTTGCTTAAAATATCGTTTTACTTCAACCCAATCTTCACCAGTTTGCTCCGCATATTTCCTTAATCTCGCATCAATATCTTGTGAATAGTTTGAATATCTATCAACTTCTGCTGACTCCCAAAATTCTTCTGCCCCTTTAGGTATGGCTCTGGTCTTTTGAACTGGTTGGTTATGACCCTTTAACTTAAGAACCTCTTTATCGAGTTGGTCCGGGGTCGGCATATCTACACCAGCAGCAGTAAGATTATCATATGCTCGGCTATAAAGTGCTTGTTCTTCGGGACTTGCAGCTTCTTCATCACCCAATTCCGGTTCTTGGTCAAACGGGTCAATACCGATACTACCATCATCATCACTACCGGGAGCTTTTGGAAACTCATTAGGGTCGAATTCTGGTTCTGGTGGCATACCCAATGGGTCTTCTTCCCCGGCTTCGGGTTCGTATTCCTGTAACTCAGACAGGTATTGCTCCAGTTCCGGTGAATCCACCCTTAATTCAGGGTTTGTTGGCTTCTGGTCGGCATATGCTTTATGTGTTTGTATTTGCTCACTACCTTTATTATATGGTATTTTATCGATAAATTTAATCGCTTCTTCAAACATCTCATCAGTAACAGTGTCTTCGGCACTAGGTGTATCAACATATTCTGCAACAAAATCCAAAATATCTTGCTTACGATTCGCATTTAGTTTGGCAATGGCATCATATTGTTCTGGTAATTCACCATCTACTCCCGGTGTTTGGAAATTGAATTGAATTAATTTAGCATCAGTAATACTAGTAACCCCATCTTGGTCTGTCGGAGCCGATGAGACGTTAAATTTGAAAGTGGCTTGATTTCCGTCACGACCAACACCCGTTACTTCAAGAACAGATTCGTCACCATTCACCTGATTATTAACTTGGTCGATTTCGAGTTCACCATTTACGAGTGCATTAAATGCTTGGTCAAGTACTCCAGATTCCTCGCCCATACCTTCATTTATCTTTATCTTTGCCTTGGTGACTCCCTCGAATAACTCTAGGAATCTTTCTTTACTACCAATTGGGTTATGTACTCTCATAGCTCTTGTTTTTTATTCAAAAATTATTGGATTGGCTTTGCCAAACTTTCTCATTATTATTGCTGCTTCCGCATTTGCTTCGTTCTCAATGTCGGTTCCATCATCTCCTGCTCCCATATGGAGTCTACCTTCAAACTTCTGCTTTTCATGAACAAGTTCATGCGCCAGTGTTCTAAGAACATCGGCTAGGTTTCGGTTAGCAGCAACCACCCTAACAACCCCAGTACTTGGGGTATTTAAACCAAACGAAGCCATTTTCCTTGCTTCAGTTGGGTCATATGATATTTCAATCTTTAACTTACTAGAATCAATTCCCAGATATTCACAAGCAAACTCAATGAGTTGCTGAATAATATCGTTCTTCTTCTCCTTGGGGAGAAGTTCTTCATTAATACGATTGACCTTATTCACCATTTCAAAGAGTCTTTCCTTCGAACCATATGGGTGAAATACTCTCATTACTTAAACAATATCATTAAAACTATTCTGTACATCAATTTTGGACTTCTGAGGTAAATCATCGAAATCAGCAACATATGTACCATCTGGTAATTCTTTTATTCCACCACTTTGTTCTTCAGCACGTTTTTGTTCAAACCAGTTGTCTCCCCACATATCATTTAAATTAAAATAATAGGGATAACTCACATCGGTTTTATTCATAAGTTTCTCACCACTAGTTGGTTCACGCACCTCTTCAACATCAGCATTTAAAGCATCCAATTTAGCATTTAATGCGTCTTGGGTTGCACTTAAATTTGCTAATTCACTAGCAATCCCCTTCATAGCTTCGATATTATATTTGATAATTTCATTTTGAAGGTCATCAACTTGGTGTTCGGCTTCTTGAGGGTCAGGAGCCATTGGGTCTCCCATAGGGTCTGCGCCCGGAGTAGCTACTGGTTCTCCCATTGGGTCCATAGGTTCGCCTTCAGGTGGCATTCCTGCCTCTGGTGCTGGTGCACCGCCTTGAGCGTCTAATGGTGGAGGGGTAGGAGGTTGTTCGGCTCCTTGCGGAACATCGTTACTTGGCGCAGGGGGTGCTTGTCCCTCTGGCTTCTCCGCATCCTCTTGCTCCCCAGCTTCTAGCATAGGAACTTCATCAAATTCCTCATTACTGGTTACCAATGGACGATACTTAGGCGTTTCGCTGATTAGATATTCAGTACGATGTTTAAACTTCCTCAAGTATTCTTCAGAAAGTTTCGATTTGTTATTTTCCATTGTCAAATGAGTATTAGTATTGCTCTCTAAGTAATTGTCTGCCCTTTTTATCTACAAGAATCTTATCATACCTTTCGATAAGTCCTTCTCTTTCATCGATAACAACCTTTTTAACGTTCTTATCTTCAGCAACCTCTTCTTGAGGTTCGTCAACAAAATTACTAAGTGCTTTTTCTTGTTTATTTTCCATAGTACCTATATTTATTTAATATAAATACTCGGAAACATTCATTTTGACAATATCGTGACTAGATATCTTTTGAGTAGTTCAAATTTGGGAAAGATTTTGTAATAGGATTGGTAGATTTCACCCTCGGTGTCATCTGAAATTAAGAATAACGTTCTTTCTTTTAAATACCTCAGTAATTCCGGTATGTCGAATTGAAAGAATTCATACATTTTAAGATTTATTCCGGTAATTTTATTGCCTTTGAGGATATAAACCATATCGTTCCGATAGTTGTAAAAACCATCAATGTTTTTCGGTAACACATCCATGAGGTCTTGCATGTCCCGTAACTGGAATCCCACGGGGTCTAAGTTGATGTAACTATACTTGGGACTGAAATAATAGTCTGGTACGGCTTCGACAAAGGCACTCACACCATTTATGTGTTCGGACTTGTTTTCTTTAAAATCAAACTCCCAATACAGTTCATTTGTGATAATTTTTTTCTCAAGAATCTCAGCACCAGCAATAATTGGGTTCTTGGGATTACAGGTTTTCATGAATTCCCACCCCACATAAAGCGTGGGGAGATTACTATCAAAACTATGGTACTCCATAGGTCCATTGAAGTAATTGATGTAATCCGCTTTTGTGTGATTTACTAGTTCGTTGCCATGAATAATGTTACCGATTCTCATTTTCTAATTCTTTAATGTATAAATCAATACCTTCTTCTAACGTAGTAAAATTATAACCACCCACCTCTCTATTAAATTTATCCATCTTGGCTTGGGTATAGTACTGGTAACTATCCCTAATCTCTTCAGGGGTGTCAATATACGAAATTTTTACTGGTTTTCCCAGAGATTTAAAAATCGCTCGTGCTAAATCGTTGTATGTTCGTGCTGTTCCGGTTCCCAGATTATAAATATCTGAAGGCAGAAGATGTCTGAGGTCGTATAATAAAATCATCACATTTATAATATCAGAAACGTGAATAAAATCACGTTTTTGCTCCCCATCTTCACACCAATCCACGTGTGAACGGAATAGTTTTACTTCACCTGTTTCTTTTATTTGATTGTAAAAATGCCAAATGACTGATGCCATCTTGCCTTTATGTTGTTCATGGTTTCCGTAAACATTGAAAAACTTCAGACCAAACCAGTGAGTTGGGGTAAGTCTTGGATTCAATAAATGTCTTGCACGTATTCTCCAATCAAACCTATTCTTATAATCACCATATGGGTTCAATGGTTTTAAATTACACGGTGCTTCGTCATCATCAAAACCATCTTCACCATCACCATATGTTGCAGCACTACTGGCATAAATCATGGGAATATCCGCTTCATTACATAATTCTGCAATTAAAATACTATAATGTAAATTAAGACGCTTAAAAATTTCCTCGTCTTTCTCCATAGTATCAGTGCGTGCACCAAGATGAAAAATAGCGTCAATATGATATTTATTGAATGGTAACCATAAATAACTGTCTTCAACTGTCATGTATGTAACATTCTTGGTTTCCGTGAATGTCTCACAATAACTATGAACCCTATTATCGATTATAATAATATCATCATAACCTAACTCAAGTAATTTATTAACGAGATTCTGTCCAATAAAACCAAGTCCACCTGTTACTACTATCATCCCAATAAGTTTTTATAATAATTATATGTAATTTCCAAACCTTCAGAAAAAATCATTTCCGGCTTCCATCCAACATCAATTGTGATTTTATTATGATTAATCGCATATCGGAAATCATGTCCTTTACGGTCAGTAACGAAATCGATATAACGATTAAAATCGAGTTCAAGACCCTTATCCAAACAATAAATATTAATAAGTCTTTTAACAATATCGATATTTGTCCACTCATTATCACCACCAATATTATAGGTTTCACCAATTCTACCTTTATGAAATATGGTGTCAATTGCTTTCACATGGTCACCGACATATAACCAATCCCTGATGTTCTCACCCTTACCATAAACAGGAATCTTTTTGCCCGTAAGTAAGTTAGTTATGGCTTTTGGTAGAAGTTTTTCAATGTGTTGACGTTCTCCGTAATTATTGCTGCAATTCGAGATTAATGTTGGTAAGCTGTGTGTTTGTCCATATGCCCTAACAAAGTGGTCAGAACTAGCTTTACTTGCACTATATGGACTACGAGGGTCGTATGGTGTGTCTTCGGTAAATGCAGGGTCATTGAGTCCAAGATGTCCATAGACTTCATCGGTGCTGATGTGATAAAATGCGTTATCTGGTGTCGTTTTTCCCCACGCATTTCTGGCAGCATCAAGTAGATTCAGTGTGCCCATTACATTGGTTTCTGCGAAAATATTGGGTGTCTCAATGCTGTTATCCACATGAGATTCTGCTGCTAAATGAATAATTGCATCAATCTTATCGGCTTTCATTATGGCGTGACAATCTCTGGATTTTCTAATGTCGCCATGAAAAACCTTTACGTTCGGATATTTTCCATCTGCCCACTCATTAAATAAATCCACATTTGCTGCATAAGTCAAAGAATCCATCACAGTAATATTGTATTCAGGATAGGTCTCGGCAAAATGTTCAACAACATGACTACCAATAAAACCTGCACCACCTGTAATTAATAAATTTAAATCCTGTTTCATAACGCCTTAATTTTTTCAATAACTCCTGTGGTTGACCTCTGGTCTGTGGGAAAATAAATCACACCATGTTTTGCGTTCACACCACCAATAACCAGCTTATCCTTGTAATGGTCACCAACAATAATATAGTCGATATCAAACATCCTAATTAGTTGAATGAGTTCTTCATCACTATTGAAGTCAACAACATGGTCTACCATCTTAAGATTCTTAAGTATCTCCATTCTGTCATAGCATGAATTGATAGGTCTCCCTTCGCCTTTAAGTTGCTTCACCCTTTCATCACCATCCACCCCTACGATTAACTTATTTCTTGCGTCAAATATTATTCCATCACTATATAACTTTGCGTATCGCAGTAAATCAATGTGTCCTGTATGTAGGATGTCAAAGCATCCGTTTACCCAGATGTTCATTTCTGACTATCTCCTTTTCCTATTCTATAACTATCATCATCAAAATGTGGTGTGCTGACTTCAAATATTTCACCTTCAGCAACACAAAATAATTGGTGTGGGTCACCACGTTCAACTTCAATAATATCACCTGCATGTAGTGTCACTATGCGAAGATTAGCTGTTTTAATATCAATCCAATGTAAAGTAAATTCACCATTTACCACATACCAAGTCTCTTTCTTTTTAATATGAAAATGCATACTGAACGTTGCACCAGCATTAAATCTCAGGATTTTTCCACAATACTCTTCATCGTTATGAATAATGACTTCCTCACCCCATGCCTTTGGGACTATACGATTATGAATATCTAATTTGGAATCTATTATTTTCATATCTTCTCTGGGTCTATTACAGCAACACCTTTTTGACTCACAACCCATGCTGCACATCGGTTTGCAAAACGAATTGCCTCACAAATATCGTTATTTTTTACGTAATCTGCAACTAAAGCAGCTAAAAAAGTATCTCCAGCACCACTAAGGTCTCTGACTTCGTGTTCTTTTTCTATTGTAAAATATGATTCGTTATTGAGCGTAGCACCTTTCTGCCCACGAGTAACAATAACATCACCCTCGTGAAATTCTTTTAAATATTTCTCATTAAGAAGAAATTCTTTTTCATTAATTTTAATAAATTCAGCATCACTAATCCATTCCTCAATTACTTTTTTTGTATCAATAAAAACCAGAGGGTGGTGATATAGGATATATTCAATATTTTCCTGATTCAAAAACCCTTTGTTGTAATCACTAACAATCACGGCATCGTAATCATCAAAAATTATCTTGGTCAATTCATTAGAATTAATAGGTTTAATTTCATCTTTTTCATCAACCCTAAGTAACATCTGATTGCTAATTTCATCGACATACCGGGTCTTAACGGGTCGGATATCATTTGTAATTATATCGACCTCGATACCAAGTGCCTTGAGGTTTTCCATGACATTTATTGCCATACCACCATTACCTGTGGTTCTCGTGGGTTTGAATATTGGCACGGGTGCTTCAGGACTAAGCCTATCACATTTTCCGTATCGGAATACGTCTTCACAACTATCACCAATTACTAATATTTTTTTCATTATTCTGCCGATAAAATATTGAAATAGTTATACATCTCAATGATTTGGTCCTTCAATTCTTTCACAATCACACCAGAATCATCATATTTTGTGGTCATGGACCTGTCACATTTTGTGGGTGTTTCAAAAGGATTAATGGTCAAACCCAATCCATATATCTCTGAAATTAATGTGGTTAGTTCGAGTTTATTGACACTTGTTGGCGAAAACACGTGTCTAACGCCTTTCCAATACAAATCCTTTTCGATTATTTGTTGACAAATCTTGGCGAATTCCAAACAAGTTATACCATTCCATTGATGATTAGTGAACCCGTTAACAGTTCCACCCTTATTTGACTTAATCCACTCAACTAGTGAACGTCCCTGATTAACCTCATCGCCAATGATTGATGTTCTAATCACTGTTGAATTCTCCGGTTCCCCAAGTGACTTGGTTCTACCGTAAATGTCTGTTACGTTATGTGGATGGTCTTCATCATATTGACCCTCCAAACCATCGAAAACACAATCGGTTGTTGGGTGAATTAACTCAACATCCATATCAGCCAGAACCGCCTCTAAGACGTGTGGAAATACTGAATTAATATTGATTGCATTCAAGACACCCAATTCATCAACTCTTGGCTTTATTACACCCATACAATTAATAACAACATCACCCTTACCTAATTCGAGGCTAGTGAAATATTCGGCTAATACCGCCCTCTTCACTTCTCCAATATCAACATCTTTCCTTGACACTCCAATGGTATCATATCCACAAGATTTAAAGTATGTGTAAACATATCGCCCTAACATACCAGTTTTTCCTAAAACAACTATTTTCATTTCATTAAATTTTTTAATATTATAATTTCTCACCACAATCATCGCAAAGCTGACCTGCACCCTCAACATAATATTTTCTCAAATCTATGTGAGTGTCAATAAAGACGTTGGTTTCCTTTCCACAAGAAACACATTTCTCCTTTTTCCTTTTTGGTAGAGTCCTAAAGAACTTCTCACCATATGCTGAATCGCTTCCCATTATCTATACTCCTTTTTAAATATTGGATAATCTTCATAAGGCAATCGAAAATCATCGCCTTGTGCTTCTTCCATAGTTACTGTACTGAAAAACATCAACACCGTGTCTTCTTCAAGAGTTTGGAACCCGTTATATTTTCCGGGTGGAATCCAAAGAATTTTGGGGGTCTTGGCACTCAAAACATATTTTTCTTCAATTTCGGTTTCCATATCGACTACTCCTATCCATGCCGTGCCTTTCACAACATATACATATTTTCCTTCTTTTTTGTGTCCATGCCATGCACGGATAAAACCTCGTTCATGATTCTCAACCTGATAAAATCTTTTAACACCTTCAAAACCAAAATTATTGACAAAACTCAATGACCCTCTGTCATCGACAAACGTACCACCATTAATTAGTTTACATTGCTTTTCCATTATATTTCTTTTAGATTTTTCTTTATAAATTGACCATTATTATAGGCTTCGTCCCTCACATTACAAATTCGATTCTCATTAAATAGTTTCACCAATAACTCAACCTCAGATTCTAATGTGTGTTGTGGTTTGTATTCAAATAATTTATCGGCTTTCTCTGAACTCACGTGATAATTTCTGGCATCCTCAAAAGAAATATCAGTCATAACCATTTTGGTATCCGGTAGGACTTTGCATATACGCTCCCCCAATATCTTCATTGTAACGTTTTCCTGTGATAAGATAATCGTACCTCTGATGTCCTTACGAACGGCTTCCTCGATATAACCTGAAATGTCTTTAACACAAATTAATGGTCTCCATTGTTCGCCACCAAAAATATGAATTTCTTTATCATACACGGACTTCATCGTCACAACATTCGCAACCAAATCCAGTCTTATTCTTGAATACGTGTCTCCGATTCCAAAAACTGTTCCTAAACGGAATATGGTTCCACCAATTTCCTTAACATATTCTTCAGCAGCCAATTTTGTTGTAGCATATGCTGATAAGGGGTTGGTCCGGCTTTCCTCGTCCAAAATATCGTGTTGTGCACCATATACACTACAGGTACTCATGAAAATTACGTGTTTTCCCTTACCAATAGCCTCACAAATATTTTTGACCGCAACCCGGTTAATTGAGTCTGTGAGTTCAACATCAACACTACATGCCGGGTCTCCGACTAATGCTGCCATTATCACAACCACATCATAATTCTTTGCGAGTTCCGCAACAACATCGGTATCACGAATGTCGCCATGAACGAAATCGACCTTTTTCAAATACCTTGTTTCATACACAAGTTTATCGAAAACAGTAACATCGTGTCCTTTACTAATAAGATAATCAGTGGTATAACCACCAATATATCCTGCACCACCTAATAATAAAATCTTTTTACCCATATCTAATTTTCTTTATTTTTTATGTGAATATATTGCCACTTCGCAACAGTATGATTATAGTGTCGGACTTCTGAGACCCAGACAATCTCACCTCCGGCTTCATCTACAATCTTTTCCATATCCGATAACCGTCTAATTACACCACCACCCATCTGAAATTCTTGGGATTGATGCTTCTCGTAATCTCCCTCATAATCAACATCCTCTCTAAATGCAAACTGCATCGCAAACACCGCATTGGTTTTTAATGATGGTAATACCGCTCTGATTTGATTCAACAAAGTGTCGTCATTTATGTGTTGGGTAACGAGATGGGATATTGCTAAATCATATTTCCTTTTTGGTATCTCACTAAGGTTAGATGCTAGAAATTGATTTTGGGTTATGTCCATTACCTTCTCCAACGCCTTTTCCGATATATCCAGCACATCCACAAGTACTCCGACATCAACTAGTTCCTTTGTACAATACCCCATTCCAACACCAATATTTAATATATTCTTACCCTCTTTTATTGATTCTTGGATATTCATGTATTCCAATAATTCCTCTAAGTGAGAACCAGTTAGCCACTTCCGAAATTTCTTTTCGTGATTTATTTCCCAATAATTTTTAATTTTTCCCATTACTATTTTCCTTTACATCATCATCCACTGAACGACCATAATTTATTTTACTCCAAATTCTCTCAAAGAAGTAAAAAACAACAAAACCCGTTATATTCATAATTACTGCCCTAGTCAAATTCCCACCGGACATCACAACCGACAATATAATCCACGAATTTAATGTGGCGACCACTCTCCATGAAACGGTTTTTAATAGTGTTCTTTTTTTACTCTCTTTTATCGCCATTAATTTCCTTAATTTTATCTACAATCAGTTGGGAAGTATTTCCACTACCAAGCCAATTGGGGTTAATTTCTATAATATTATGTGCCACATCATCTAAATAATCAATCGAATTAACCCAAGTCTCATCCATATATTGATTTACATCAATCATAAAAGAACAATTAGTTTCAACAGATTCTGGTCTTTCTGTGTAATCTCGTGGGACAATGACTGGTGTATTTAATAACGCAGGTTCTTCCTGTGCGGTTCCACTGTCTGATATAATAAATAAGCTATCATATACGGCACTAATATATTTTTTGTACGACATCAAGGGAATTAATTCGATATTTCCTAATTCGATGCCCCATTCATTTAATTTCTGCTCGGTTCTCCCAAAGTTAAGTATTTTAATTGGTAATTGAGAGTCTTTTGAAATCCATTTGGCATATCTAATAATGTTTCTTAGCCTATTTTCATATTTAAAATTTTCTGGGCGGTGAATATCCAGAATTATTTGATTATTTAATTTAGGTGTTGCAAATAAATCCGATTTAAATTCATTGGCTACCTCAACAATTGTATTGCCCACCACACTAATCCGTTCTTCGGGAATACCTTCTTTTAATGCCTTTTTCTTATAATTTTCGTGATATACGAATAGATGGTCAGAACAATGGTCACAAACCACCCTATTGATTTCTTCCAGCATTCTCCGGTCATACGAGCGCATTCCGGCTTCGATATGTGCTATGCGATATCCTTCTTTTTTTAGTGCCACAGCAGATACTACTGAATTCGAATCTCCGAGGAAACAAATTAAATCTGGATTAATGTTATTATTTCTAATTAATTCGATGACCTTAACCGATAAATCAGCAGTTTGATGAAAATGTTCTTTACCAATTCCACCAATTTCAAGATTATAATCAGGTTTTCTAATATTTAATTCCTCAAAAAAAACTTCGGAGAGCATTTTATCATAATGTTGTCCAGTATGCACTAAAATATGCTCAAAATTTTCGTCAAATGCCTTGAATATTTTTGACATTCTGATAAAATCCGGTCTTATTCCTGTTATTGTTAATATTTTCATCGAATAATAATTTTATTTGGGTTTGCTCTAATAATATTTTCAACTGCTGTTGTTTTAGCATATAATTGATGATTCTTTAATCTCAATTCCTTCGCATCTGTTTGGGAATATTGGAATGGTGGGTGTGATTGATGAATGACGATAGCGTTTTTGACGAACGTAATTTGCATTTTTTTTCTTTTAATTCTATCTAAAAACTCAATATCATCACGTTCAATTCCGTAAGCATATCTTTCATCAAATCCATTTAAATCAGCCAAATCTTTTCTGGTTATAGCCACACAAAAATTTAATGCCAACGGTCTAAATTCTTTATGACAATACCATTGATTTTCCGGTGAATTGTCCTTAACATCTATTTTAATTATTTTATCTATTTGTTTTTGATAATCTTTCGACCAATCAATTGTTGCTAATTGAACACTAATATCTTTATTTAAAGTACTATATGCCAGATATTTATTTTTACTTAAATTCTTCACCACATGATTAAACACATCCCCATAATGAAAACATTCGGGATTCTGAATAATAATTTTATCTCCAGATGTCTGACTTAATGCAATATTTGTTGGTATACTGGGGTTCGTATAGTTTTTATTCTCCTTCTCTATTCTATGTACTTTTAAAAACTCAAATTCTTTCTGTAAATCCTCAATGCGGTGTTCCTCATCACTCCCATCATCAACAACAATTACCTCAAAATTCTTATATTCACTTTTCTTCATACTATGGAGAGTATTAATTAGATGTTGTTTTCGGTTATAATATGCCATTACCACCGATATTAATTTAGGATTCGAGGAAATTGTGATTTTTTTAATGTCTGCCTCACCAAATGTTTTGGTATTATTTATTTTACTTAATATCTTGGTTTTCGACATTTCTTTATATGAATCATATATGTTGGAATTTCTTTTCTGATATGAAAAATAGATGTCATTACTTGGGGGATTATTTACTCCCGGCTTCGAAGACCCATCATGGTGTAAATGTAATGCCGTTGATTCGACCATATGAATATGAAACCCCATTTTTTTTATTTTTTCATCAAAAATATAATCCTGAAATCCCCATCCGTAAGAATTTTCATCATATCCCTTTATTTCCAGAAATCTTTTTCTTTTTATTAAGTAAATTCCACCAGTAATTACTGAAGGAGAGAATATTTTTCTATTTAATATCATATTATCTATATGGTCTTGGGATGCGAATTCAATTGTTTCTGGTTCATTCAACCAATATAAATATTTATATGGGTTTACCACATCATAATCTTCCAATAATTTTATTGCTATGTGATATGTTTGGGCAGAGACAAGCACATCAGAATCATTAAATAATAAATTATCGTGTCTTGCACTCTTTGCTCCAACATTATACCCCCACCCCTTATTAAATATTCCATCATTTTTTAAGAAAATATGTTTAATATGTTCGTAATTATTTATTTCGTGAAGCCAATTAACCTTACTTTCAATATCTTGCTCAACAATAATCATTTCTATGTCATCACATAAATATTTCGAAAAGAAATTCAGGATTTTCCGTAAATTTCTTTTCCTATCTTCATAACTTTCTTTATAAGAAATGATTATTGATAAAGGTTTTTCTGTTAACTGAGCAATTTCCTGACTAAACTCCAACATTGTTTTTTTATTAACATTAAGGGGTCTACCCGCTCTGCGTTCATTTCTGCTAACTAACTCAACTGGAAGTGGTGTAGTCGGCATTCTTAATTTATCTCTAACACCCATTCTTGATTTTTTTATTTTGAGTTCAATTCTTCTTTTAATTCTTTTTTTTATGCTACGATTTTGTGCTTTCATTGGTTTAATCTTAATCACCCCCACTTTCTAAAATATAGCAATATAATTTATCGTCATACATTTTAAATGACTCGATTATTTTAAAATATTTACTTAATTTCCTATCCCACCAATCTTTATCTTCTTGAATTAAATGAAGCTCAATGCCATTTTGAATGTCAGGATGATTCGCAACACCTAAACAAAATCTATTTGATAGGGTTCTAAAAAACATTAATATGTCATCAATATATTTTTCTTCGACATGTTCCAACACATCTAAGCATGATAATAAATCATATGTACCCATCACATTCTTATAGTCATCCTTCTCACATAAATCTAACCGAATAAATTCCACATCTAAATTATTAAATTTCTCTAAATCCGTAGATGTGATTTCAATGTCCCTAATTAATTCCTTAAGGTATTTTATTAAAAATCCCCTTCCTGACGATATGTCAATTAATTTTTTATGTTTGTATCTAATTACATCATCAATAACGAAATCGTATCTTTCCTTATCGATAATATGTAAATTATATCCATCATTACCATTAAATATGTTTTTATATGTGTCTTTATTCGTCATGATTTATTTTATATTTTAATTACCAAATTATTATCGGCATAAACCTTATTTTCTCTCGATGTCACATTATGAAACAAATCTCTATTCCTATTGGTTAGTTCACCTGCTTTGGGGTGTTGATATGCTTGTTCGTGAAATTGGTGGACAACTACCCTATCATCAATAATTCTAACATTCAGTCCCAGCTTCATCACCCTATTTAAAAATTCATCATCATCATAACCAATTCCATCACCATATCTTTCATCAAATCCATTTAATTTCTTCATATTCGAATTATGAATTGCTGCACAGAAGTGATATGCTTTGGGTCGATAAGTACTGTGATTATACCAACCCGGAAGATTAAAATCATAAAAAATCCGGGGCACTAGTGGTGAAATTATCGTTCTCATGTCATCCCTTGTTAAATTGGGTTTTGATGTTGCTCGATTTGTTTGGTCCTTATTAATTGAATATGTCGAGAACGCATAATATTCGTTCTCCTTTAAATTCTCATCAACATATGACATAATATCATCAAGATGAAAACATTCGGGGTTCTGTAAAATAATTATTTCCCCGGTTGCATCCTTAATACCAATATTAAAAGGAACCGATGGGTTAACATGCTTCTTTTCTTCTTTTTTAATTTTAATAACACGTAAAAATGGATAAGTTTGCATTAAATCAGTAATATCGTGTTCCTCATCACTCCCATCATCTACAACAATAAATTCAAAGTCTTTAATTACGGATTCATTGATTGAAAGCAGTGTTGTTTCCAATAATGGTCTCCTATTAAAATATGTCGCAACAATTGAAATTTTCATATCAATAATTATTGTAATTAACCAATTTGAACTTAGGTTCTATTTTTTCTAACTCCACCTCACCCCTTTGGAGCTTTGCAACCAAATTCTCACCATTCCAATTATTATAATAATCAATAATTTCTTGGATGAAATTTCCTCTATCATAATTTATTTTTGCTGATGAATTAATTAATTTGGGTCTAATATCTTTTCTCACCATCGTCATGTGGTGCATTATTATGAAATCTGGGTCGAATAATCGGTAATTGGGGAAATTAGGTCTTCTTGTTGGGTCCACGGGATTTGGGACGATATTATATGCCCAAGTATAATTAACATTTTTATGAAATATTGGAACAAATAATGAGACCTTCGTTTCATCCTTCCCTTTCAACAAGAATTCCGGGGTCTTATAGTAACTTTCTAATTCACAATATGTCATACTATCTGGGTTAGTCTTATAGAATTCAATTAGGTTAGAAAACTCTTCTTTGACATAGAATTCGTCAGTATCCATTGACATATGATGAGTACAATAATTCCTTCGAGATAGTTCTAACCCGATATTTCTTTTAGTTAATTCGTTATGGTGGCAATATTGTTGTCCAAATTGTTGAGGTACAAACTCAAATATTTCATCAACTAAACCATCGTCTTTTAAATCCAATAATAAATCGAGTAAATCATCACTACAATCATTACCAAAATTAGATTTTTTTTGGTAGACAACTGAAATATATTGAACGAATTCTCGAATTGACAGAATTGAATCTTCAAGCAATTCTTCACCATCAAAAACATTGTAACTAACTCCAAACTTTATGAAACTCATGATAATCTTATATGTTTATTAAGTACTTCTTTATTCTCTAAATAAAAAGGATGAAGTCTTTCAAAATAATCCCTATTTAACTTCTCTATTTTATCACCACTCTTATCTCTCGATACCGATTCAAAATGATATGCCACGGCATCACTAACTGTGATATTCCTCTTATTTTTTATCAAACATTTAAGATTAAGTTCGACATCCTCAAAACATTCGATATAAGATTCATTTAAATAACCACATTCAATAAATACTTCCTTATTAATTAATAGAAACGCTCCAGTATTTCCTAATGAATGTTGATTTACTGTAGTTCGATATTTTTCAGTTTTACGGATATCGATATGTGTAAGATGAATATTTTCAGTGCTATCCCTAATAATTCCAATACCATTATGTTGAATACTCGCATCGCCATAATGTAAACGGATACCTATTGTCCCAACACTATTTTTATTTTGATTATAAATTTCAACTGTTCTACTCAGGGCATCATTCAGTAAAACAATATCGTCATTACAGAATAGTAATAACTCGGTATCGGCACTAACATGATTACGTACCACGTCATTATTGAT